CATCACAACAGCTAAGAAACGTGACAGTCTGGAATGGGAGCGCGATGCTGCTAAGTTGGGTATCGGTCCTCGCGTAGGTGCAACAGTTGCTGGACGATTGATTATTGACTCTTGGAATAATATTGGTAAGTACATCGGAATCGAAGATGCTTTCTTTATATTTGACGAGCAGCGATTAGTCGGTAGTGGTGCTTGGGTTAAGTCTTTCCTAAAGATCGCTAAGAGTAATGCGTGGATATTACTCACTGCAACTCCTGGCGACACATGGTTAGATTATATTCCAGTGTTCATTGCTAATGGGCTTTACAAGAATGCTACACAGTTCAAACGCGAGCATGTTATTTACGCGCACTATGTCAGCTTTCCTAAAGTCTTACGATATATTGGTGAGGGTACGCTCGAGAAGTATCGCAACATGTTACTTGTCGAGATGCCTTATATCAAGCATACCACGCGCAACATGCAGAACGTTTTAGTAACTTATGATCAACAAAATTATAACAAAGTAATTAATGATCGTTGGAATATATATGAGGATCGTCCGATTAAAGATGTTAGCGAGTTATTTAGAACAATGCGCAAACTAGTCAATAGTGATCAGTCGCGTGTGGACGCACTAACTGATTTACTTAAAAAGCATCCAAAGATTATCGTATTTTACAACTTCGATTATGAGTTGGAAATCCTTAGAACCTTTCACTGGGTTACTAAAGTAGCCGAATGGAATGGACATAAAAAGGAGCCAATTCCGGAGAATGACTCATGGATTTACCTAGTTCAGTATATTGCCGGAGCCGAAGGATGGAACTGTATCGAGACGGATTGTATGGTATTTTGGAGTCTTTCATATTCTTGGAAGAACTTTGAACAAGCCCAAGGACGCATCGATAGGTTAAATTCTCCGTTTACGGAACTATATTATTACACTTTTACATCGAATTCGCAGATCGATAAGGCTGTAAAAAAAGCTCTAGGAGATAAAAAGATATTCAATGAGGGGCAGTTCTTCAGTGATGCTATGTGGTTTGTTGATATTTGACAAGAGGTTTGACACGTTAAAAAACACCCCCCACCTGGTGTTATGTACATATTTGGACTTTTATGTCGCGTGTCAAACTCTCTTCAACAAAACTCTTATATGCTTTAACACTATACTTACTATATACGCGGATGAGAGATAAGTATAATAGTATATATTACAAATAGTTTTTTACACACAATATATATGACATTTGACACAGAGAGGTAATTATGCAAACATTCGCTCCTGAGGGACAAGATATTCACCTAGGCTTCCAACGTTTAGATTATAGGCGTTTAGGGAAGCAAAGAGTGGAAGCCTGGCAGATTTTAAATAGTATTAGAGGTATTGATAATCACGGTAACACATTACAAACACGAGGTTGGATATCTCACCCAGCAACTAAGATGTGGTCTGAGTATCCAAGAGCTTTAGCATATTACGGTATAGCTTGTTGCGAAGAATGGTTGTATAGAGGATATCGAGATTCCTTACTGGAACGTTTTTATAATGTCTATGCGTTACTAAAATTCGATGACCCAACACCTCCTATATTTTTAGATGACATTAAAGAGTCACACAGATCAAACTTAATTAGAAAGTACCCTGAATATTATTCTGAGTATTGGCCAGACACATCAGATGACATACCCTACTACTGGCCGCGATAGGAAAAACATGAACCAAGAATTTATTGAAGAATGGAAAACTATAGATGAGTTCCCCAATTACGATATTAGTAATTATGGAAACATCGCTAATAATTTTAATGAAGTATTATTAGAAGTAAGTAAAACGAAACAAGGAGCTTTAAAAGTTGGGCTTGTTAAAGATGGAAAGCAATATACCAGATCTGTTAAAGTTCTAGTAGCCGAAGCTTTTGTTAAGGGACAAACTGATATATTCGACACTCCGATATTATTAGATGGTAATCAATCAAACTGTAGCGCTTGGAATATTGAGTGGAGACCACGTTGGCATGCCTGGAACTACGCATATCAGTTCAATGATATTAAAGACTTTTATTACATGGGCCCAATTCTTGAGTTAGATTCGGATGGTATAATTTTAAGAGCATACAAACATATCGTAGATGCTGCTGTTGATAATGGCGTTTTATTTTCAGATGTATGGAAGTCAATACATACAAAAAAAGAAACATTTCCGACAGGACAGATATTTACTCTAGCCGATAAAGTATAAACCTGGCGTAAAAACAAGGGCTATAATAGAGGAGAACCGCATTTTAAGCGGTTTCTATATTTTTTGCGAGGTGTCTATGAAAGAAAGAGACTATCAAGCAAGCCTAATTAAACGATTAAATAAAAGATATCAAGATTGTCTTATTATGAAAAATGACTCCGGATACATTCAAGGTATTCCAGATCTAACAATCTTATATAATGGGTTATGGGCAATGTTAGAAGTTAAAGCAAACTCTGAGGCGCACACTCAACCTAATCAAGACTATTATGTTGATCGATTGGATACAATGTCGTTTGCGGCATATATTCACCCGGACAATGAGTCAGAAGTGATTCGTCTACTAGATCAACATTTTGGTAGGTAACCGATGGACAACGAAAAATTAAACTTAGAAAAGGCGATACAAGTAAACAACACTTCTAAAGCTGAGATCAAAAAAATACACAACCATCCAAAAGGGTGGGAACCATCGTTTGAGTGGAATGGTAAAGATGGTGTTGTTGTAACACTATTACCAGATGACAGAGAATTATATTCAAGTCTGTGGGATGAGATAATTAAAGACTGGGGGTTAGACCCAAGTCTAGTAGCCATAGATCAAAGTTCAATCCAAATTCGAGGATGGGACGCAAACGTTTCTGAAGGAACTGGAAACGAAAAAGTAACTTATGTGAAACGCATGCGCTACTACAAGGCAAACATTATTTTAAGAGAGACACTAGAAAACCGATTAGATGTAGATAATTTAATTAATGATATTAAGAAAAAGTCTAAAGTTACTAAAAAGACGATCAAATCAGATGGTATATTTGACTTGATAGTTTGTGTAAGTGACTGGCAAATCGGAAAGGGTGAAGGCGATGGTTCGTCCGGATCAGTCGACAGAATAATGGAAAGCCTTTCAAATTTAGTAAATCACATAAAAGAACTTAAGAAACTAAACCGCCAACCTAGAAACATTTATATTCTAGGAATGGGAGACTTAGTTGAACAGTGTTCAGGGCATTACGCAATGCAGACATTTCAGGTAGACCTAGATCGTCGCCAACAAATGCAGGTTGTACGTAGACTTCTATTAGAATATGTAGATTCGTTATTCCAACTATGTGAAGAGCTTATATTAATAGCTGTTCCTGGAAATCATGGTGAAAACAGAATTAATGGTAAAGCGTTTACAACATTTACTGACAATGATGATTTAGCGGTTTTCGATAACATATTTGAAATAGTAAATTCTAATAAAGAACGCTATTGTAACGTTCACGTTAAGTTAGCCAATAATCTCTCCACAACATTTGAGGCATGCTCTAGCGACGGTTCCGATGGTATTATTATTGGACTAACACATATGCATGCTGGAAGATCCGGTAAAGATCCGAGAGCTAAAGTTATAAATTGGTGGAAGGGACATGCTCTTGGTAGAGGAGATGTTCATGATGCTGATATTCTAGTTACAGGTCACTATCATCATTTAATGATAGATGAATCAAGTGGTCGGACATGGTTCCAGTGTCCAGCACAAGATCCAGGATCTGCTTGGTATGAAGAAATGACAGGCCAACATAGTCCTAATGGATTATTGGTATTTTCAGTTAGTCACGAATTTAACGCTAGAAAATGGGGCGATTTAAAACTATTATAGAATATGGGGTTTTATGGACTTTACTCGCAAGCCTGAATTAGAAGGTCAACATGCATTTTTAAGCCCAAGCAACTATCATTGGATAAATTATTCTTATGAGAAGTTAGAAGAGCGATATAATACAGCAATGGCCGCTAGGCGTGGGACTGAGTTACATGAGTTTGCGCATCAAGCGGCTAAACTAGGAATCAAATTACCTAAGTCTGAAAAAACGCTTAATATGTATGTCAATGATATAATCAGTTATAAGATGTCGTGCGAAGTACCTTTATATTACTCACCGAATTGTTTTGGTCATGCTGATGCTATATCGTTTAGGAATAATAAACTAAGAATCAGCGATTTAAAAACTGGAGTAACTAAAGCATCTCACACACAACTAGAAGTATATTCAGCACTATTCTGCCTACAATACATGATAGAACCGCATGATATATTTATAGAATTAAGAATCTACCAGAATGATGAGATAAGTTATCACGAACCAAATCCAGAACATATCTCACACATAATGGAAAAAATTGTAGATTTTGACTTAAAAATTGAATCATTTAAAGTTGGAGGTTTTTGGTGAAAGTCGATAGCGAATATTTAGCTCACTACGGTGTCCTACGAAAGTCAGGAAGATATCCTTGGGGCTCTTCAAGTAATCAATCAACTAGAAATAAAAGCTTTTTAGAATATATTGATGATCTAAGAGGTAGGCTTGGATACAACGAAGTACAAATTGCTGAAGCAATAGGTGTATCCACAACGCAGCTAAGAGCTGCAAAAACAATTGCTAAAGCCGAGCAAAAACAGTCAAGTATATCTATGGCCCAAAGACTAAAAGATAAAGGTTTATCTAATGTCGAAATTGGTAAAAGAATGGGTATTAATGAATCCTCTGTTAGAGCATTACTAAAACCAGGTGAACAAGATAAAGCTGATATTTTAATGACTGTGTCTGCTATGCTTAAAGATGAAGTCGCGCAAAAGAAATATTTAGATGTTGGAACTGGTGTTGAACAACATATAGGTATTAGTGAAACTAAACTAAAAGCGGCTGTAGCGAATCTGCAAGAAGAAGGATATTCTATTCATTACATAAAAGTACTTCAGTTAGGTACTGGTAAAGAAACAACTGTTAAAGTTTTGGTTGGTCCACAAACAACATGGTCAGAACTTAACAGAAACAAGAATGAGATTCAGCAGATAATGTCATATTCTGATGATGGCGGTAGAACCGTTTATGGTATATTACCACCGAAAACGTTTGATTCTAGCAGACTTGAAGTTAGGTATGCTGAAGAAGGTGGAAAAGATGCAGATGGCGTTATTTATGTAAGACCAGGTGTAGATGATATTTCCATAGGCGGATCTATGTATGCGCAGGTTAGAATTAAAGTAGATGACACGCATTATATTAAAGGCATGGCTATGTATAAAGATGATCTCCCTGATGGAGTAGATCTCTTATTTAATACAAACAAAACTGATACTGGAAATAAGCTAGATGCCTTAAAACCATTAAAAGAGGACTTGGATAATCCATTCGGAACTCTAATCGATAGACAAATCATATCTAGAGATGCAGATGGTAAAGAAAATGTAACTTCAGTTATGAATCTTGTTCGTGAAGAAGGAAGTTGGGCTAAATGGTCAAACACCATATCCCCGCAAGTCCTATCTAAACAATCGCCAACATTAGCTAGAACTCAATTGAACATGACTTATGAATCACGACAAAAAGAGTTAAATGATATTTTAGCTCTAACAAACCCAATCGTAAAACAAAAGCTATTATTAGAATATGCTGATGGCGTTGATTCAGCGGCTGTTCATTTAAAAGCGCAGGCATTACCTCGTCAAGCAACACATGTTATTTTACCAATTGAAAGTCTTTCAGAAAATGAAGTCTACGCTCCAAATTATTTAAATGGAGAAAGAGTCGTTTTAGTTCGGTATCCTCATGGAGGTATATTTGAGATACCTGAATTAACAGTCAACAACAATCATCCAGAATCAAAAAAGCTTTTAGGTGATGCTAGAGATGCTGTTGGTATTAATACTAAAGTTGCCGAGAGGTTATCAGGAGCAGACTTTGACGGAGACACCGTACTGGTTATTCCAAACAATCAAAACAAGGTAAAGACTTCACCTGCTTTAGATGGTCTTAAAAACTTCGACCCACAGAGAGCATATCCTGGGTATCCGGGTATGAAAAAGATGACTAATACTCAGACTGAAATGGGAAAGATATCTAACTTAATCACAGATATGACGCTTCAAGGAGCCCCCCATAGCGAAATTGTTAGAGCTGTTAGACACTCAATGGTTGTTATTGATGCTGAAAAACATGGTTTAAATTATAAAGAATCAGCTGCTGTGAATGGTATTAAAGAACTACAACAAAAATATCAGCCAAATGGTGGAGCTTCTACCATAGTATCTAGAGCTAAGGGCCAAGTTTATATTCCTGAACGAAGAGAAAGACGTGCCTCAGAGGGAGGCGCTATCGATCCAAAAACGGGAAAAATTATATATGTTGAAACTGGTAATGTATCTAAAAGAACTGGTAAACAGGTAATGACTAAGAGTCAACGCTTAGCAGTTACAGAAGATGCATTTAAATTATCTTCCGGTACACCAATGGAAAACTTATATGCCTCGCAGTCCAATAGACTCAAAGACCTAGCTAATTCAGCTAGAAAAGAAGCTGTTACCATTACCAATACTAAGTGGTCGGAGTCAGCTAAGAAAGTATATTCAAGTGAAGTTAGTTCACTAGATAATAAACTATCATTAGCTATTAGAAATCGTCCATTAGAACGCCAGGCCCAGATAATAGCTAACGGCATCATTACCCAGAAGCGTCAGTATGAACCTAACATGCCAAATGATAAGTTAAAACGAGTTAAGACACAAGCATTAGAACAAGCTAGAACTGTTACTGGAGCTCGCAAAAGCAAGATTGTAATCACCCAGTCTGAATGGGATGCAATACAAGCCGGTGCAGTATCTACAACCAAGCTCAAAACAATACTCGACAATGCCGACATGGATGTGGTTAAAGAACTAGCCACACCAAGAACAAAACTTCTAATGACAAACACTAAAGTTGCTAGGGCAAAGTCAATGTTAGAGTCCGGCTATACTAGAGCTGAAGTTGCTAGCGCCCTTGGTGTCTCACTAAGTACGTTAGATGAGGCCACTAATGCGTAACTATACAGTAAAACTTAGTAAGTCATCATCGGTA